AACACGAACTCGCCGTACTTCTGGAAGCGCAAGACGCTGCCGGCGCTTGATCCGCCGCGGAACTGGCTGCTGCCATCTGATGTCATGCTACTCAACGCGCTGAGTAATCTTGGGTTCCGTGTTGATCAAGTCGTCTATCCCTACTGGCGGACGCCCTATGCCCGGCCGATCCAGGACCATCTGCGGTTTGCCCTGACCTGGCTGACAAATGGCCACGCCGGCGGCAAGTTCCCATTCTGGCGCTCGATGATGGAGATCTATGCCTTCAAAGTGGGATGACCTCAAAGATCGCCACATTGGTGAAACCTGTTGGATTGTCGGCAATGGGAAGTCGCTGGCCGATGTCCCGCTGGCCGTTCTCTGCCGCTTGCCATCGCTGGGCTGCAACCGGATCTACAAGGAGCCACGCGGCTTCACGCCGACCTATTGGACCGGGGTAGGGCCGGAGGTGTTCTTCTTCTGGCACGATGAACCATTCGAGGAGCTGGCCGGGAAGGTCAAGGGCTTCTTCGCCCATGACCGTTATGTGACATCCCGGCTCCTGCAGAAGTTCCCGGATGAGACGATCCTGCCAGTGCGCTCCTCACCGACACCGATCTTCTCGCTCAACCCGGCGCAGAGCATCCATGAGGGCTTCACTGTCACCTTCGCCAATCTCCAGATCGCCCATTGGATGGGCTTCTCCAGGGCCTTGCTGATTGGCGTCGATCACCGCTGGATCGTGCCGGAAGGTTGCGATCCAAGACGTCCTTTCGTCCGGGAAGGGCCGGATCCGAACCACTTCTGCCATGACTACATCCCCGAGGGTCATGCGGTGATGTACAACCCGGATAGCCTGGTGCACGCGACGAATGCGTTTACCCTTGCGCTCGAGCAGTACAGGAGGGATGGCAAGATGGAGGTGTTGAACGCGACACCGGGGAGCGACCTGCGCGTGTTTCCGGAGGCTGAATGGCAGCAGTTCGCATGAACGATTTGCTGTGTCCCCACTGCGGCGGAAAGATCTGCCCGGTACATCTCATCGATGGCAAATGGGTTATCATGGTTGAGGGTCCATGGCATACAGAGATCTATGCGGCCCGGCTACGCTGCGGCAAGTGTGGCAAGTGGGCCCGCTTCTGGTCCTCCGGCACACCAGGCGTTGACAAGGAACCCATAGCCATGTAGACTGTTATCGACAACTTTGTGGACGCCGGAGTTACCGCCCGGCATCTGTCTCATTGAGACGGGTGTCGGGCTTTCGCGTTATGGCGAAGAAACAGACCGACATCACCTTCGATGCAGCCGTGGCCCAGGTGAAGACTCTGGCAGACGGCGGAATTCGTATTGGTCTGGATCTCCCAGAGACGGCCATCAAGCAAGCGGCCGAGCTCATGGAGTGCAAACGTCGAGGAGTTCCGCTCATCGTGGTGGTGAAGCGAGATGGATAGCGGTTCTGCTAAGCAGACCAAATCAGGGACCAACAAGCGGAAAGATACCCGCTTCAAGCCGGGTCAATCGGGCAATCCGAAAGGCCGCCCTCCTGTAGGGAAGTCCCTGGCCGAAACCGTCCGCCGCATCGCCGATGAGAAGGATCCGCGGTCGGGAAAGTCGAATATCGAGGCGGTGATCCTCAAGATGTTCGAAAAGGCCAAAGCTGGATCCGTGGCCCATGCGGCGTTCCTGACCGATCGGGGCTGGGGCAAACCACCTCAGCCGATCGAGGCTGGCGGACCGGAGGGCGGGCCGCTTGAAATCATCGTGAGGCATATTGAGGGCCTTGGAAATCCTGCTGCCGAAACTGCACGACGCGCAGGCGACAGTTCGTGACGGAGCTGCGCGCTTCAATGTGGTTGACTGTGGGCGGCGGTGGGGAAAGAACGTGCTTCTTCACGACCGCGGCATTGACTCGCTCATGGCCGATCGGCTGCCGGTCGCATGGTTCGCGCCGACCTACAAGATGCTCGCCGAGGATTGGCGAGAGCTGAAGGGGAAGATGGCCGAAGTCGCCGTCGGGAAGCTCGAGCAGGAACACCGCCTGGAGGTTGTTGGGGGCGGGGTCCTGGATATGTGGTCGCTTGATCAGCCCGATGCTGCTCGAGGCCGGCGTTATCGGAGGGTCATCATCAACGAGGCCGCTCAGGTCCCCCATCTGAAGGACGCCTGGGAGATGGTCATTCGGCCAACACTGGCAGACTATGTTGGCGATGCCTGGTTGGCCGGCACTCCTCGGGGGCACAATCACTTCTTCGAATTGTTCCAGCGCGGCCAGGATGTTGCCGCGAACCCGGATTGGCGATCCTGGCGCTATCCGACTTCCAGCAATCCCTACATCCTGTCGGAGGAGATTGAGGCCGCCAGGCTTGATCTACCCGAGCGGGTCTTCCGCCAGGAGTATTTGGCCGACTTCATTGAGGGTGAGGGCGCCATCTTCCGCAATATCCAGGCCTGCCTGAAGGCGCCGAAGTCCATCCCGAAGCAGCATCGCGGCCACCCCATTGTTCTTGGGGGCGACTGGGGCAAGCAGGACGACTTCACGACACTGTCTCTCATCTGCGTGACCTGCGGATACGAGGTGGCGCATGACCGGTTCAACAAGATCGACTATGCGTTCCAGCGCAAGCGAGTCGAGTCCTGGGTTGAGCGCTGGCATGTGGGCTATGGCCTGGTAGAGCGGAACTCGATGGGGGATCCGATCCTGGAGGAGCTGCAGCGCTCTGGCCTCCCGCTCGTGGGCTTCGACACGACAGCCATCAGCAAGCCTCCCCTGATCGAGAGCCTGGCATTGGCATTCGAGCGGGAGGAGATCCAGTGGATTGATGATCCGGTCTGGACGGCCGAACTGGAGGCCTATGAGCGCAAGGTGAGCGCCGTGACTGGCCGCAGCTCCTACTCGGCACCGGAAGGCGGGCATGACGATACGGTGATGGCCCGTGCCCTCGCCAGGAAAGCCGCGCTGGACGGCGGCGGCCTGATCGTCTTCGAGGTATGAGATGGAACCATACAAGGCCATCGACCTGAAGCAGGGAGCCTACAAGGGAACGGTCCACATCCCCGCCTGGGCGGACAAGCTCCGCAATCTTGAGGACATCGGGGGTTCGGCTCAGGCATTCGCGGCTGTGCCGCTGGTCTATCGGGCCGTGCAGCTCCGCGCCAGTGCCATGTCCAGGATCCCGGTGCGGTTTTACGAAGGCGAGACGGAGCTGGACGAGTGGCCGTTCGAGAGCAACTTCGAAGACCTGATCTGGAAGACTGAGGCAGGGCTCATGCTCGCCGGGGCCGGCTACTGGTTACGGCGGCGGAATAGTGCAAAGCTGCTCGATGCCCAGTGGCTGAACCCATTCACGGTGACGGTCAAACTAGAGAAGAGGGCAGAGGGCAAAGAAGAGATCGACGAACTTATCTTCAAGCAGGAGGCTGGCGGCAGGCAGTATGGTCCATGGAAGGCCGAGGACATGGCCTATTTCCGGGAGTTCAACCCTGGAGACGACATCGGGCCTGGGGTGGCGCCGGCTGTTGTGGCCCTGGGGAACTCTCGCCTACATGACTATGCCACCAGATTCGCCGGCGAATTCTTCAAGGGCGGCGCCATGCCGACGCTGCTCCTGAGTGTGCCCTCATCGACGAGCGAAGCAGAACGCAAGCGAATTGAGAACTGGTTCAGCCGGGCAGTCACTGGAGTTGCAAAGGCATTCAGGGTCCTGGCAGTCCGATCGGAGGAGATCAAGCCCAACATCCTGACCCCACCGATCAAGGATCTGGCCATGCCGGAACTGATGCAGCAGGCGCGGCAACAAGTGGCCCTGGCATTCGGGATCCCGCAAACGATGCTCGAAGACGCGGCGAACTATGCGACCGCAGCGGAACATCGCCTGGGCTTCTGGTCTGAAACGATCGTGCCGCGTATCCCGATGTACGAGCGGGTCATCAATGGCCAGTTCCTGAGAGACACCAACATCACCGCGGAGTTTCGGCCAGAAGAACTCGACGTCATGCAGGAGGACGAAAGCGAGCGGGCCAATTCTCTGAACGCCCTGACCTTGGCCGGCGTCCCTCTGAAGATCGCCATGGAGGTCCTGGGTTACGACCTCGATGAGGACCAATGGGCCGCGATTGAAGAGCGCTCAAGCGCTTCGAGGCAGCCGGTCCCGTCCCAATTCGGCGGAGCGAGCGAGAACGAGCCCGAGGAGCCGGATGACGAGCAAATCCAGGAGCTGCGCCGCTGGGAGCGGTTCGCCCTCAAGCGGTTGAAGGAAGGCAAGGCGGAAAAGACCGGCGCCTTTGAGACCTCGGTCTTGCCGTCCGGAGTTCTTGGCTGGATCCAGGCTCAGCTGGAGGCCTGCAGGACCGAGTTTGAGATCCGGAGTGTTTTCAAGCAGGCTGCGGAGTTCGACATGGGTATAGCCGCGAAGCCGGAGGCAGATGTGGACAAGGAAGTCATGCTGAAGCTGATCGATCTTCTGGGTCGGCAGTCGCAACCGTTCGAGATCAAGGCTGGCAATGTGACAGTCTCATCGACTCCAGACGTCCATGTCGCCGCGCCGATCGTGGAGAACAAAGTCAGCGTGGAACCGACACCAGTCCAGATTGAGGTGAAACCAGCCGATGTCGAGATCAAGCCAGCGGAGGTCAAGGTGAACGTCGAACCCACGCCGGTGACCGTCATCAATCAGGTGCCAAAGCTGAGCGGCCGCCGGGAGAGCCAGAAGGTCAAGCGGGATCGTCAGGGCCAGATTGATGGGTCCGAGACGCAGGTCCACTACGAGTATGAGGAATGACCAGACGCCCGCCAGCTTGGCGCATCTGACAAGCTCCGTAAGGATGATTGGAATGAGTTCCTTGTCGACGAGCTTGGCGCGCCTGTTGATCTGGATGCGATCGAAGGCATCCCTGGCCCACAGGGCGACCAAGGGGCTCAGGGCATTCCGGGGAATGATGGGGCACCAGGAGCCAAGGGCGATACCGGAGACACTGGTCCTCAGGGACCGGCCGGGAATGATGGCGCGCCAGGAGCGAAGGGCGACACGGGCGATACCGGCCCCAAAGGCGACCAGGGAGACCAAGGGCCTCCGGGTCCGCAGGGAGAGCCTGGCCCACAAGGCGAGCAAGGACCTCCAGGCAGTGGGACACCGGTTACAGAAATCCCATGGCACGCTGATGGCTCAGCGAACTTTGTCCTGACCAACTCGCCGTTGGCCGAGCGGTTCGCGTTCAATCAGCCGAATCGGGTCATCAAGTTCATGCCACTGGCCGGCTTTACGCAGATCAGACTCATTGGGGTACAGGCGGTGACATCGGCCAGCGTCAATAATCCGAAGTGTCGTCTGGTCTATAAGACCGGGGCATTTTCGTCCACGCTGGGGCAGTTCTCTAACATCGGAACATCCGAGGTTTCCGTGTCTCTGACCGGAACCGGGGCCAAAGACAGTGGCTGGATAGATTTAGCCGAGGCCGCCAAGGCCGATGTATGGATAGGCCTGACCGAATCGGGCGGGGATGCCGCTGCCGATCCGGCCTGGGGCAACCTGCATGTGCTCTTGAAATGAGCGACTGGATTGAGGACGCCGAGAGCTGGATCGAAGACGTGTTGGCCTGGATTGAGATGGCCGGGGCCGAGGCGGCGCCCACATTCGGACCGGGAATGATCTGGATGGGCAGACCGGCCAGGAGAGGCCAGCGAGAGGAAGAGGAATGGTTGGTCCTGTCATAGCGATCCTGGTTCTATGGTTTGCCATCATGGCACTGATGCCGGAGGACTGGACGTATGCCAGACCTCGTCGGGAGAAGTGAATGGGAGCGCCAGTTCTCGCGTCGGTTGACCCGCCTCGAGCGGCAATGGCTAGACGACCTGATGGAGAAGCTCGGGGATCCACCGGACCTGACACGCGTGCCGGAGGCCTACTGGGGCGAGATGTCGGCGACCCTCCAGGCCGAGATCGTGCCTGTGCTGACGAGCGTCTTCCTTCAGGCCGCAGAGGCCATGGTGGAACTGTCGCCAATCGGGGTCGAGTGGGATCTGGTTCATGCGTCCGCGGTTGCCTGGTCGCGAGAATACGGCTTCACGCTGGTGAGCGGGATCACGGCCAACACCCGTCAGTTCCTGCAGCAGGCGGTCGGCCGGTTCTTCTCGGACCAGCTGACGATCGGCCAGCTTCGAGACTTGCTGGGGCAGAAGTACGGCCCGGTCCGGGCGGACATGATCGCCTCGACGGAGATCACCAGGGCTGCGGTTCAGGGAGAGCTGAACATCGTCTCCAGCCTGCAGCAATACGGGATTGAGATGGTATCGATTTGGAACACCAGCAATGACGAGCATGTGTGTCCGATCTGCGAGCCGCTGAATGGGAAGGCGCAGGGCGATGGATGGATCGACCCGCCGCCCGCCCACCCGCGCTGTAGATGCTGGCTGAGCCATGAGTATGCGGAGCCGGTGCAATGACGATCCAGATCCGGGTAGACGGGCTACGAGAGTTGGAGGCCAAACTCGGCATGGTTGCCTCGAGGGAATGGATCACGGCCGGTCTGCTGGCCGGGGGTCTCTATATCAAGGGTAAGGTGGCGAAGTACCCACCCGCCCGCCATGCCCCGCAACCATTCGTCTCAGATCACCAGCGCCGGGGTTTCTTCGCCAAGCTGCGGGCCGGCCTGATCGACGTGCCCTACAAGCGCGGGATCTCGCCGGGATCGGAACGCCTGGGCCAGAGCTGGACGGCCGAGGCCCGGGATCAAGGCATGACGGTTGTGATTGGCAATGATGCCAGCTACGCGCCGCTGGTGCATGACATGGCGCGCCAGACCGGTTATCACAAGCTGACCGGCTGGAAGACGACCGAAGAGGTTGTGAAGGAAGAGCGCGACAAGGTTGTGCGCAAGATGACCGAACATCTGCGCAGGGCGCTCGGGAGGTAAAGGTGCCCTATCCAAAGGAACACTCAGCCCGCGTACGAGATCCCGGAGACTTCCAGGAGGGCTCCTTCCGGCGCAAGGACCTCGGCGGCGGAGTCAGCATCGTCCTTGGCCGGCTCAAGGGCGAGACGACCATGACCGCCCAGGCTTACCGCTTCGACAAGGACAAGTTCTCAGCCGAGGAAGCCAGGGCGTGGTTGAAGAAGCATGATGTTGAATACATCTCCTTCGAGGCCGCTAGCGACGAGAAGGCATTCGACTGCTCTGTCAAGATCACCGGCAAGACCGACGAGATTGCCACAGTCGCCGGCTATGGGGTGGTGTTCGGTGGCGTTGACCTGGAGGGCGACACTTTCACGAAAGGGACGGACTTCATGCTGGATCTCGTTCCAGTGAAGCTTGTCTTCTATGACCATACCCTCGGGGATGTGAAGCACGTCATCGGCAAGGCCATGGCGAAGCTGGACGACTACGGCATCTGGGTCGAAGCGCAGATTGAGCGCGCCAAAGAGTATGCCGAGTATGTCCTCGACCTGGTCGAGAAGGGATTGCTGGGATGGTCGAGCGGGAGTGTCGGCCATCTGATCCAGCGGGACAAGAAGAGCATCACCCGCTGGCCGATCGTGGAGTTCTCGCTGACCCCGACGCCGGCAGAGCCGCGCACGGTCGGCGTGGAACTCATGAAGTCACTGCTTTCCGCGGCCAACATCAAGGTCCCGGAGGCGCTGGCGGAGGCGTCGGAAGACGCGCCGGCGCGGGATGAGGATGTGGTCTGCGATGCAGATACCGTAACCCGTTTGCTCTTGCAGTAAGTCGAATCGGAGGAACATTCGATGGACGAGAAGCAGTTCAAGGCGCTGGTCAAGGCGCTGATGGCCGGCGGGCTGTCAGAGGAAGACGCGACCAAGCGCGCAGAGGCCGAAAAGGCCAAGATCGAGAAGGCTGCGGCTGAGAAGGCCGAGGCCGAGGCCGCGAAGAAGGCCAAGGAAGAGCAAGAGGCCCGAATCAACGCCGTGGTCGATGCCGCGGTCAAAGAGGCCATGAAGGAGCTCGAACCCGCCAACACCAAGGGCGCCAAGCTCTCGGTTCCGGCGATCAACAAGGTCAGCGGTCTGGGGCTCAAGGACGACGCCATGAAGTCGTTCATGTACTGGATCCGGACCGGTGACGAGGGCGCCGTCAAGGCCGCCCTGCAGGGTCAGACGGACACCGAGGGTGGATACCTCGTGCCGGATGACTTCTACAACAACGTCGTGGCCAAGCGCGACGAGCTCTCTGTCGCGCGCCGGGCCGGGGCTGCCGTGATTCAGACCAGTCTGGATCGAGTACTTGTCCCGACTGAGGGGACCTCGATGACAGCGTTCGCCATCACCACGGAGGAAAGCGCAGTCAGCGAGGAAGAGCCGACCTTTGGCCAGGTGGCCCTCACGGTTCATCGGGCGACCAAGTTGGTGAAGATCTCAGTACAGCTGGCGGCTGATGAGAAGGCACGGATGGAGCCCTTCCTGACCAATGCCTTCGCCCGGGCCGAAGCGTCCTGGGAGAACACCTACTTCCTTGAGGGGTCTGGCGGTGGGCAGCCGCTCGGGGCAGTGGATGGTGGCACCAATGGCAAGACGGCCGCTGGAACCAACGCCATCACGGCTGCCGAGGTTGTCGCGCTGTTCCATGCACTGGACGAGCCCTATCACGGGCCCGGCTGCGCCTGGAGCATGAAGATGTCGACCCTCGGCTACCTGCGTGGCCTGAGCGGGAGTGCGTTCTACTTCCAGCAAACGCCGGCCGGAGACATCCTGCCGGGCCTATACCTGGAAGGGTACCCGGTCTACCCGTCGGCGATCATGGCGGCGATGACGAGTTCGCTGAAGCCTGTGATCCTGGGCAACTGGCAGTTCTACTTCATCGCCGAGCGCCAGGGTCTGAGCATCCAGCGCTTGACCGAGCTGTATGCCGGCAATGGGCAGATCGGCCTACTGGCGACCTTCCGACGCGGCGGTGCTCCGACGCAGGCCGAGGCGTTCCAGTACCTGACGCTGTCCTAGGGGGTATGAGATGCACATCCTGGGCATGAACGCCAAAGCAGTGCCGGCGATCGCACCAACGATTGCTGTAGCCAGCGGGGCCGCATGGACCGCGGTTGAAGTCAACGCGACCGGTTACGACCGTGTCTGCTATGTCATCAACTTCGGGGCCATGACGACTGGCCCCAGCATCTCCGAACTGGAGGTTCAGGAGGCGACTTCAACGGGCGGAACCTTCACCAATCTGTACACCGCAACTGAGACCTACGGCAGCGCGGCGATCTCAACCGATACTGTCGTGGTCGACGTTCCGGTGACCTACACCAGCCCGTTCCAGAAGCTGATGGGGACGATGGGAACGGATGGCGACGCGGCGACGATCATCTCTGCCGTGGCCGTCCTATACCATGGCACCAAGCAGCGACCGGTTGCGCAGAGCAACGCACTTTCGTACGCGTGACCGTACAACCGAATACGCAAGCCGGGGAGGAGGGTCACCCCCTCCTCCCCAAAGGCGGGAACCATGAGAACAGTCAAGTGCTTGAGAGGCATCGCGTTCCTGGAGGCGGATGGCACAGACCACAGCCATTCCGAAGGCGACATCATCATGGTCGACGATGAGCGGGCAGCCATGCACGTCGGCGCCGGGAACTTCGCCTATGTCGACGAGGGCAAGGAGCCGGCTGAGGAGCCGAAGCCCCGCCGGCGCGCGAAGGCAAAGGAATGAGCATCACCTACGGCTACTGCACACTGGAAGATCTGAAGGCCCGGATCGGCAACATCTCCGGGACCGCCAGCGATTCGATGCTGGAGTCGGTTGTCGAGGCTGTCTCTCGCGAGATCGACAACTACTGCCGCCGCCGGTTCTACTCGGCCGACGAAAGCCGCTACTACACAGCCGAAGAGAGCGATGTCCTGGCGATCGACGACATCGGGATCAGTTTGATCGGGACGGCGGCCGCCGTCACGGTTGAGACCGACGAAGATGGGGATCGGACCTACGAGATCGCCTGGGCCGATACCGACTTCGATCTGTGGCCGTACAACGAGGCGCCGTATATGGAGCTCCGGGTCACTCCGAACGGGACCTACACCTTCCCAGCCGGAATGGCCAAGGCCGTCAAGGTCACCGCGCCCTTCGGCTATGTCTACGGGACTGGCGCATCCGATGCACCCGAACCTGTACAGCAAGCCTGTCTGCTCCAGTCCTATCGGATCTGGAAACGTAAGGATGCGCCGTTTGGGGTGACGGGATCGGCCGAGATGGGCCAGATGATCGTGATCCCGAAGCTCGATCCGGATGTGGCCATGCTCATCAATCCCTATCGGAGGCTGGCGTGAGCGGTCTGGCTGACGCCATCACGCAGATCCAGGCAGTGATCGGCGCGCTCGAGGGGATCAAGGCCGCGCCGGCAGCACCGCCGGAGCAGCTCTCCGGCGAGTTCCCCTTCTCGGTCTGCTATCCGGGCGAGGGCGATTGGAACGAGGCCGTTGCCGGGCTGAAGCAGGCACTCCACACCATCATCGTCGAGATCCACCTGCAGCGCGGCGATCTGCCAAGCGATGTGACCGCCGCCCTGGCCTACGCTGACAGCGTGCCGAATGCGCTCTTCAAGGCGCTGGGCACAGACCGTCTCGGAGGCACGATCAGCACCTTCTCCGGGATCCACTATGTCTTCGGCGCCCTGGACTGGGGCGGCATGACGAATATCGGATGGCGCTGGTCTATCCAGGGCGTCAAGATCCAGTCGGAGGTGAGCTGATGCTGAGATACAAGGGCGGCGGGTTCCTGCCGGACATCCCGGCCAGGGACCTATCCGATGAGGAGGCCCGGCGATTCGGCGAAGCCACGCTCGTCGCTTCGGGCTTCTACGAGAAACCGAAACAGGCCGCCAAGCGCGGCCGGGAGGTAACAGATGGCGGGGATCAAAGTCCTGCGTCGGATCCAGCTGGGGCGTGAGGGTACGGCCGGTGAGGCCGTCGCCTGCACCGCCACCTGGCGAGGCGTAGGCACAATCGAAGATCAGCGGGAGACCATCTTCCCGGAGGAGAACGTCGGCTACATCAGTGGCCTGGATCGTTCCTACACGCCGAAGACGGGCGGCGAGCTGGTCATGGAATCGACGCCGGCCTGCTTCGAGAACATCATGCACGTCTTCGAAGCGGGCATCAAAGAAGTCGCAACGGGCGTGGCAGATGGCAGCGGATCAGGCAAGATCTACGCTTATGCCTTCCCGACAACCTCGAAGAACACCATCAAGACTTACACGCTCAAGGGCGGCGATGACCAGGAAGTCGAGGCGGTCGCCTACGGCTTCGTCACGGATTTCAAGCTCACCGGCAAGGGCGGTGAGGCCGTCATGGTCGAGGCCACCTGGAAGGCACGGCAGGTCGGTACCTCTTCGTTTGATACCGGGGCCATCCCGGCTGTCGAGGAAGTGCTGTTCTCGAAGGGCACCCTTTACATCGACGCCGTCAGTGGGACGCAAGGAAATACGCCGGTCTCCTCAACCTTCCTGGGCATGGATCTGAGCGTCAAGACGGGCTGGATTGAGGTCTTCAGCGGCGATGGGGCGACCTACTTTACCTTTGCCAAGCTGACCGAGCCGGAGATCGTGCTTGACATCACCTTCGAGCATGATGCCACTTCGGCGGCCGAGAAGGTCAACTGGCGCAATGGCACAGCCAGGCTCCTGCGCCTGAGCTTTGCAGGATCCACCCTCGGAACGGCCGGCTCTTCCTACACCACGAAGGCGCTGGTGATCGATCTGGCGGGCAAGTGGGAGAAGTTCGACAAGATCGGCGACCAGGACGGGAATGACATCGTCGTCGGCACCTTCCGCGCTCGCTACAACTCCACGGCCGCCAAGTTTGCCACGATCACGGTCGTGAATGAGGTTGCGACAGTGCCATGAGACAAGAGCACAAGAAGCTGGGTGTCTGGGTAGAGATCCCCGATCCTTTGCTACAGCGGCATGTGGAGGCGCTGTTCAAGGGAATCCGCGAGATCGGACTCGATCCAGAGAAGGTCAGTTCTCCAGAGTATAACGGCGGTCTTGTCGAGGCCGCCCAAAGACTTGGCTGGTGTCCCGGGCCCATCGGGGATATGAGGCCGGCAGCCGTGACCTGGATCGCCAGGAAGATCAATGACACGGTGGCGGAGGCATTGGACATCCCCCCGGAATGATTCTGGCGGCGGCCGATGCCGCCGAGGGGAAAGGCGAGCCGCCGCCAGAACTCGTCTGGGCTTGGCGATCAAAGGACTGGGGGCTTCCGAATGGTCTCGGATGGCTGGCCGAACCAGCTGGTATTGTGGATCGGATGACGAAGGCGCTGAATGTATTCAACTCCTTCAGATCCTACGCGCAGCGCCAACCAGGTCGGGAAGATAC